GTGCACTATATTGATTACCTGGCAGAATATGAACAGGCAGGCGGCCAGGATATACGGCAGGGGCAGAACATAATTGATGTTACCAAGAACGTCAAGACGGATGACCTTGCAACACGTCTGATCCCGCTCGGGGCATCGACGTCAAACAACGAATGGCCGGTCACGATCGCAAATGTAAACGGTGGCAAGGATTACCTGGAAGACGCAGCAGCCGTCAAAGAATACGGCATCATCACAAAGACTGTGGAATTTTCCGAGATTCAGGATCCGGCAAAGCTGAAAGAAGAGGGCGAAAAGGCTTTCAAAAAGATTAACGGGGCAAGCCTGGTGACAGAGTTGTCTGCGGTTGATCTGGCAGATGCCGGTTATGATGTTCAGATGCTGCGGATCGGTGAGAAAGTTTCGTGTGCAGCACCCACGTACAACATACAACAACAGCTGCAGATCACCAGGAAAGTGACCGACCTGCTGAAACCGGCAAACAGCAAGGTCACACTTGGCGGTACAACACTGACCTACACACAGCGTCAGCTACAGGCAGGGCAGGGGCGTGTGAAGTACACAACAGTAACAGCGATAACGAATGGGCAGATTGATGAGATCTGCATTTACAGCTAAAAGAAAGGAAGAAAAACATTATGGCAAATTTTTTGGATACAGCGGGATTAACTTATCTTTGGGGCAAGATCAAAACAGCATTATCAGGGAAGGTAGACAAAGTAAGCGGTAAAGGACTGTCTACGAACGACTATACGACAGCAGAGAAGAACAAACTGACAGGAATCGAAACCGGTGCGAACAAATATGTGCATCCGAGTTATACGGCGAAAACAAACGGACTGTACAAAGTGACCGTGGATGCAGCCGGACACGTATCTGGTACGACACCAGTTACTAAGACAGATATCACAAACTTAGGCATCCCGGCATCAAACACGACCTACTCTGACTTCAAGGGTGCAACAGCTAATGCGGCAGGTACACACGGACTGGTACCGGCACCGGCGAAAGGCGATACGGGTAAACTTCTGAGCGGTAAAGGAACATGGGAAGCCATGACAATGGCCTATACTGAAGAAGATTACACGCAAGCATCTGTTGGTCTCACTTTTGCAGGAAGTACCGTAAAAGCAATTATTCCAGTTGCAACTACTGGTAATATGGGTCTCATGTCTCCAGCGATGTTTTCAAAACTGAATGATTTGCCAACAGAGGCAGATTTATCTGGTATCTATGCGAAGAAATCCGACATTACAGGCGTGTATAAGTACAAGGGTTCCCTGGCAGATGTAACAAAACTGCCGACTACAGGGCAGGTTGCCGGTGACGTATACAACCTGGAAGCAGCATCTGACTACGGCCCGGCAGGTACCAACGTGGCGTGGGACGGCAAGGCATGGGATGCACTGGGCGGATTGTTTGTGGTCGATGCACTTACCAATGCCGAAATTGATGCAATCTGCGTGTAAAGTGAATTGATATAAGGAGGAAGGAACATGGCATATCTAGATAAGGCGGGGCTTACTGAGTTATGGAAGAAAGTGAAAAGTTATGTGGATGCCAATGGCGGAGGAACACCGACAACGATTACAGGAAATGCAGGAACAGCTACAAAACTCCAGACAACACGAGCAATAGATGGCGTTAATTTCAATGGTACGGCTGACATTGCCCATTATGCCGTGTGTTATACGACGGGATCGACCGCCGCAAAGACGGTCAGCCTGTCGAACTTTAAGCTGGCAGCTGGTGCAAGGGTGTTTGTGCGTTTCAGTTATGCCAACACCGCTGCAAATCCAACACTGAACGTCAATAGTACAGGGGCGAAGCCAATCTATTACCGGAACAGCAACATCCCTGCAGAGCTGATAGATCAGTACACGGTTTTGGAGCTGGTCTACAGCGGATCATACTGGTTTGTAGTCGGAAATATGAATATCCTGACCAAGGGCGACAGCATAAATATTGAATGTTTCACGGCTGGCTATGTGACATCCGCAGGCAAGGAAGTGCAGTTCTGCATTCCGGTATCGACACCGATTGTCGGCTGCAGTTCTGTTAGCATAGCATCGGCAACCGGACTGCAGATCCGGCAGAATGGGAATTATATTTATGGTGGCAATGCATCCACGCTGGTAGCGGCATCGTCCTACCGGGGCGTTGTCAACCGTAATATGGTATCTATTGCCGCAACGATGCCGAATACAACCAACGCAGTCAACAATGCACCATGTGGTGTGCATGCGGCATTGAAGCTGACATTTTCATAGGAAAGGGGAACAGGAATGGCTATAACAGAGAACTTAAAAAAGATACTGGCGGCAGTTTACGGGCGGGATGTCCGGCAGGCGATCCATGATGGGATTGCAGGGTGCGATGAGAATATCAAAGCAGAATGCAGCAATCGAGAAAAGGCAGAACAAGAATTCGCAACAGAAATACAGAATCTGGAGAAAAAGGAAAAGGAATCGAGTACCAAAATCCAGGATCTGGAAAATCAGTTAACAAAAAGTATCCAAAATTTGGAAGATAAAATCGCAATCGTAACAGCCGGTATTTTCGAAACAGTAGAAGCAGCAACAATAAATGCATTAAAAGATTACAGATGGTATAAACATCCAACAACGTCAATGCTTACCTCTATGCCGGCATCTCCTAGTAGGGGATATTATTATCAGAACACAAAAATCAGTGCAACACCTGGTAGTACATACAGAATAACAGTCTATGTAATGAATGCTGAACAGGACACAGAAAATATCATTGCTGTTGCAAGTGGTTCCGGAACGGACAGTTCCTATTCAGATTTCCTGGGATTAGATGTAACTCTGGAAGAGGGAATGCATGATTATTATGTGACTATACCACAAGGATACAATCTGTTGCTGGTTACTACAGAAAATTATGTTGCTGGAAATATTGCCATCAGCAAATTAAGATTATAACAACAAGAAAGGAAACGAAACATGAAAAAAGAAATGTTATGTACAGGTATTGGAGCAGTCGGTGGGGCGATTGCTTCTTTTTTTGGCGGCTGGGATCAGGCATTGATGACGCTGATCATTTTTATGGCGATCGATTACATCTCCGGTCTGATCGTTGCCGGGGTATTCCATAACAGCAAGAAGACGGAATCCGGAACATTGGAAAGCCGGACAGGCTGGAAAGGTCTGTGCAGAAAATGCATGACGCTGCTGTTTGTGTTGGTGGCGTACCGGTTGGATCTGGCAATCGGCGTGGATTACATCCGTGATGCAGTGATCATCGGGTTTATTGCCAACGAACTGATTTCAATCGTCGAAAATGCCGGATTGATGGGCATACCGCTGCCGGCAGTGATTACTGGGGCGATTGATATACTGACACAGAAAGCAGACAAGAAGGGGGACGCATAAGCGTCCTCTGAGAAAGGCGGTAGAGACTATGAACAAGATTAACCGAATGATTTCAAATTACAATTATAATCCAGGCAATATTTCCAGGATCAAATATATTGTGATCCATTATGTTGGGGCATTGGGCGGAGCACAGGAAAACTGTTCATATTACGGCGGTGGTAATCGTGGAGCATCCGCACACTATTTTGTCGGTTTCGCCGGCGAAATTTGGCAGTGCGTGGAAGATCGGAATATCGCCTGGCATTGTGGGGCGAGCAGTTACAAACATCCGGAATGCAGAAACGCTAATAGCATTGGGATTGAGATGTGTGTGCGAAAGAAGAATGCGGCGAGTCTTGGGGCAACAGATAAGGACTGGTATTTTGAAGGAGCAACAGTACAGTCTGCTATTGAGCTGACCAGATATCTGATGAAGAAATACAACATTCCTGCAGATCATGTTATTCGCCACTATGATGTAACCGGAAAAATTTGCCCGAATCCGTATGTATACAATACAGGTACGTATACATGGGATGCCTTCAAACAAGCCATTTCTGGGCAGAGTGGCGATATTCTCCCAGTAACCACCAAGCCGTGGTACCGTGTCCGCAAGACCTGGAAGAACGCCAGTAGCCAGATCGGAGCGTTTCAGACAATCAAGAAGGCGAAGCAGTGTGCAGATCAGCATGCCGGGTATCATGTATACAACGATGCAGGAAAGAAAGTATACACATCAGCCAAACTGCCATATAAGGTGCAAACGAAAAGCAACAACGTCCCGATCAGGACAGGACCGGCCAAAACATACAGTGCTGCCAGAACATTTTTGCAGTCAGGTAAGTACGAGATCGTAGAAGAAAAGAACGGATTCGGCAAGCTGAAAAGCGGTGCAGGATGGGTTTATCTGAAGAAAGTGGAGCGGGTATAA